AATCAGATGCCTTCACTCCCTTTGACTTCGGCATATACTATATAAATATATTCATGCGCCTTAACCCTCTAAATTTGAATACATACAGGCCCTTTTACATCGGTCTCTCTAGCAGAAATGGTGAATCTCCTGGTGGTGGAATCTCCTGCCAAATGTAAGAAAATTGCTGGATTCCTAGGCCAAGGCTGGATTGTCCTAGCCACGATGGGCCATATCCGGGCACTAGAAGAGAGTTTGGATGCGATTGGAATAGAGCGCGACTTTGAGCCACGCTTCCGATTTCTGAAGGAAAAGGCGAAGGCGATGAAACCGATCATGGATGCTGCTGAGAAAGCTTCTGAGATATATCTGGCGGCTGACGACGACAGGGAGGGCGAGGCGATTGCCTATAGTGTGGCCTGTCTTCTCAAACGCGATCCAACTTCTCTCCCCCGCGCTGTCTTCCACGAAATCACGGAGACAGCCATCAAGGCTGCTGTGCAGAATCCGAGGCGCATTGATATGAATGTAGTATACGCCCAACAAGCGAGGTCCGTCTTAGACATGCTAGTAGGTTTCACAATCTCTCCCCTCCTCTGGAAGCACGTGGCGCGCTCACTGAGTGCAGGAAGATGCCAGACACCTGCACTACGCCTCGTCAGTGATCGCGAGAAGGAAATCAGCAGCCATTCGTCCATGACGACGTGGAAACTGGCCGGCGACTTCAGTTCCCCTGGTTTCCCTTTTACATCATCAATGGAAGACGAGCTTGAAGATCAGGAATCTGCACTGAACTACTTAGAAAACGTGCACGCTGACAAACGAGCCACCGTAAACACAATTATCCAAAGGCCTTGGACCGCTAATCCTCCGAAGCCCCTTATTACGAGTAGTTTACAGCAAGAGGCAAGTTCTTTATACAAGATTAATCCTAAGGCAGCCATGAAAATCGCCCAAGAATTGTATGAGGCCGGACACATTACTTATATGCGCACGGATCACGCGATTCTTAGTGAAGAGGCGATAAACGAGGCCCAGACACTGGTCTTAAAGGAGCACGGGACAGAGTATGTTGGACCTGCGAAACCTGTTGCGCCCAAGAAGAAAGCTGCCACATCTTCGAAAAACACTGTTGCTAAGCAAGAAGCCCATGAAGCGATTCGCCCCACTCACTTTGAGCTTAAGGAGCTCTCTATGATGGAGGACTGGACAGCCAATCACAGGAAGATCTACGCTCTGATTCATCGTCGCGCCCTACAATCTGTGATGAGCCAGGCGCGCGGTCAGACGCGGACTGCCCATATAACTCTGGAAGCCGACGAGGCTAAATTCCCCTGGTCATCTTCATGGCGCATGACAGAGTTTGCAGGGTGGCAGATTCTCGGAAAACCTGCACAACACGATGACGACGCTGAAGAGGAATCTGAGGACGCCGCCATTTGGAAAAAGGCTCTGGAACTTTCCGAGGGCACTCGTCTCACCTGGAAGACCCTCACAGCCAGCCCGAAAAGATCTAAGGCTGCATCCCGATTTACGGAAGCCACCTTGATTCGGGAACTGGAGCAACGTGGCATCGGTCGTCCATCCACCTTTGCGAGTCTCGTGGAAGTCCTCTTTGACAAACTCTACGTGGAGAAAAACGATATTGCTGGCACCACTATCCAAAACACCACCCTCTCCGTAAAGCCAGAGCAGTGGCCACCGACAGCTACAACGACACAGACAACTCTGGGCGCTGAGAAGCAGAAACTCGTGCCCACGGCGCTAGGAGATTCCGTGGTGCAATTCTGCACAAAAGAATTTCCCCAACTGTTCGCCTACGAATTCACCGCGAAGATGGAGGAGCGCTTGGATAATGTGTCAAAGGGAAGAGAGCAGTGGAAAGAACTCTGTCGTGATACGTGGGACTCGTATAAGGCCGATCATCAGAGACTCAGCTCTGGAGCCTCCATACCATCTTCTTCCGAGAAGGTTAAGGATTTCGGCGGTGGCTTCAAGGCCGTCATGTCAAAGACAGGGCCACTGCTGGTTCAAGAATCATCTGACGAAGCCACTAAACCCACCTTTTACTCCTTTCCACCGAATGAGACGGTTCAAGGCATTACTGAAGAAGTGGCGCGCAAATGGATAAAGAAGCAGGCCGAAGATGCGAACATGGGCTTTTATAATGGCAAGCCTATTCTGAAAAAGAAGGGGCCGTATGGCATGTATTTACAGATGGGCGAGTTGATGATTCCGTATGTAGATACCGATAGTTCTGAGGCAATCCAGGAGAAGTTTCGGGCAAAAGCCGAGGCTACTTCTGCGAAATATGTCTTTGGGCCATATACATTTAGCCGTGGGCAGTATGGACCCTATATGTATAAACACGCTTTGAAGACAAAGGTCTTCATAAGTGTGAAAGATACGATTGATCCGAAGACGCTTACGGCTGAGGAGGCTGACGCCATTTACAAGGCTGGCGTGGAGGCGAAGAAGGCTGGCAACAGCTTCCGCGGCGGAAGCAGAGGCGGAAGCAGAGGCGGAAGCAGAGGTGGCTGGCGCGGAGGACGAGGGGGTCGTGGCGGGGCTCATTAAGAGTAGATGAGTATTCAGAATATTGAAGCAACTTGCCTAGACGGTAGACTCAACCTATCCTGGGTTCTCCTAGAAGATTGTGATGCCATCACCATACAAATGGCTCATGACACACAATTCACAAATTATCCAAGAGTATTCATCGTTCCTAAATGCGCAGGGTGCACCTTAGACGTAGGAAAAGGCATCTGGTTTTTTCGCGTAGGTCATATGTGGAAGGGAAAGATCGATTGGATGCCCATTACACAGCCTATATTTATGCAAACAACCAAAGATCCCCAGGTTCTACAGAAACCGCCCATGGCTGTTATACACACCCAGCCCATTACGGACGGAGTGCGTTTCCATACAAACTTAACAACCCCCTCTTACACAATTATAGAATACGGGCAAGATTCAAAATTCCAGGCAACTTCTACGAAAACACGATATTTCACAGATCCTTCTCGGGGTTATTTTGATTGCGAAGGCATTGACCCACAATTTATCTATAGTATTCGTCTAGCTACTCCGGAAAAACCCTCAACTCTTCCGAAAGATACTGTGCATATTTTATCGGAGTGGATTGTCTTTCATGGAAAACGCGCCTTGAAGCCTACTAAACCTCATAATACGGAAGATCGTTCTCAAATTAAACGAGATGCAGTTTTGTTACGAGAAGCGAATGAGAGTAATAAACCCATGCGCTTTGCGAGTCATAGTGATTATACAAAGTATCTCTCGGCAAAGACGAGAAATACCGGAGAGATTTCTTAGACAATAGGTAGCTTGCCTGTATTATAAGAGAAGGGTGTGGCGCCGTAGAAGGGTTTTCCACTATACATAAAAAGACTTCCGACGAAGATTGTCGGCTGCATATTGTTGTGGTATTGGCTTCCACCCGTATTGGTGGTTGTGAAATTATGTTGGTGTCCATGATCAACAATATTGGCAGATGAAGTTCCTGTTGTTCGAGCTTCACTTGCTGTTTGATCTGCTACATTGGCTGTTGGTAATGTTCCAACACCCGCATTTACGGAAGGATGATTCAAATAACTGTGGGCATGTCCAGAGTCCGTAATCCCCGTCAAGGCATTGCTCGTAGTTCCCGTGTGGCCGTGGCTGGGCATCTCAGGTATAGTAAGAGTATGCGCTTCTTCTCCTACCACTTGACCAAGCAGGCGATTCGTCGGACCGGTGGGGCCAGTATATACACCTGCGTTAGAACCAACAAAGCCAGGCACACAACCTCTAGGGTCAGGAAGACTGAAATTGCTACCAGAACCACCGAAAGAATATCCAATGACATCAAAAAGGAACTGGAAATCTGTCTTAGATAGACTGCGTCCGTCACACTTCAACCATCCTAAGTGATCCAGATCCAGGACAGAAGTCTTCGTATCACCCGCCATCGGACGACTATGTGCGGACATTTGGAAGAAGTCGCGATTTCTAGAAGTCATTTCTTTCTACTAGCCCCAAATATAAAAACTCTACAATTAGAATGTCTAGATCTCCGTCGCCATCCAACAAATCAGTAGATCTGTCTGGAAATCCTAAACCTCCTAAGCCTAATAATGGTTGGACGAAGGAACAAGAAGAGCTCATGGCTGGTTGGGCAGATATTGCAGCCTCCTATCGCTGGATGCACGACAAAGGCGAGAAGAAGATGGCGATTTCCAACATGTGGATTACGGTGCCTGTTATTATCTTGTCAACACTAACAGGTTCTGCGAATTTCATGTTAGAGAGTATTGTAGGAAGCAATCAGGAGTCTCAGAAGTATGCGCAGATAGGTATTGGAAGCGTATCTATTTTTACAGGTATTCTCACAACTCTCGGCAATTTCTTTCGCTATGCACAGTCGTCCGAATCGAATCGCGTGGCTTCTATTGCGTGGGGTAAGTTCCAGCGCCAAATAGCCATAGAACTCGCTCTACATCCAAAAGAGCGGATAGATTCTATGGATTTCCTGAAGATATGCCGTTCTGACCTAGATCGTCTAATTGAGCAGTCACCTCCTATACCCGATGATATTATTAAGATGTTTGAGAATGAGTTTGAACATATCAAGGATTTCAAGCGCCCTGATATTGCTCATGGGGTGGATCACACCAAGGTATTCAATTCCAAGGATGAGCGTCTGAAGCAAGTGGCAACAGATGCCGCTGTTTTCTTACAACAAAAGCGCAAGGTCTGGCACGAGGCGATGATGCCTGATGTAGACCGTCGTTTGGAGAAGGCTGTCTTAGATTTATCAGGAACTATCTTACAAGCTATGCACGAGCGTGTGGAGAATTTAGAGAAACAAGTAATACAGCAAGGGGAATCTCGCAGGGGTGTTCAACATCCGATGTCGTTTACTAGAAGCACACTTGTTGACAGAGGTAGAACGATGTCTAGGCGCTCTGTAGATGAGCCGAAGAAATCGGTATCCTTCAATCCTCTGAAAGATCCTAATGCTCCTGCCACAACAACTACAGATGTTGTTGTAGCGGTGAATGATACTGAGGAGGAGAAAAAGTAAACCGCCTCTCCTGCTGCGATAAAAAATTGATTCGTGCCAGGCCCCATATGGCCTGTCCCGCTTACAATGTTCTGGAACCCGAACGCCCCTCAGCAGACCCGTATCTTCAACTGGCGCTCTATTCTGGAGGAGTGGAGCCAGACGCTCAGGCCTTCCGCATATATTGAGACCGTGCAGAGCAATCTGAGCTCTGCCACGGCTAATAATTCCACCCCCCTTACTCATTTCCTGACCTATTTGAACGAGGAGGAGGAGGGTATTGCCTGGCTGATCTACGAGATTTGCGCTACGCGCTGGATGTATGGGCGCGTTCGCACGGATTACCTGCGCGGTCTGGTATATATCCTGGATTCCGTGGATGTGCACTTCCCTGCATTCGTGGGTAGCCCCTACGACTCTATGACCATCCGCGAGTTCCTGGAGGATCAGCTGACTGCCGAGGAGCTGGAGCTAGTGGAGATGATGCCTCGGCTTGTGCCGAATCCCCCGAGCATCCAGCGCGAGCGCTTTGATGCACGCCAGCGTCACATGGCTTCTGCTTCTGTAGCTCAGCAGCGCCAAGCGACTCTCCCTATTACTCTGCGGTTCATGCGCCCTGATCTTAACTCAGCCCATGACGATATCGTCAACATCTATCGCATTGGTGATGACGCCTTCAAGATTACATTCCGCGACGGCGACGGCAAGCACAAGAGCCGTGCGCGCAACCTGACGCGCACGGAGGTGTTGGAGTATCTGAGCAACACTCTGCGCCTAATCGCCATTGATGAGGAGCCTTTTGCAAATGTGCAGATCCTCGCACCGAATATGCCGACGGTGGTGATCAAGCCGAAGAACATGACCTCGCAGACTCGCGACCTGATTTACGACACGGTGGAGACGACGATGAACAACTGGCCTGTGAGTATCTAAGAAAAAATATATTTGAATCTTAGGCGCGCTGAATAGTTTTTAGTTCGGCACGCGCTTGAATAAGTTGTTTGTGGGCTGCCACTACTTCTTTCATTTTCATGTTGGCTGTATTCTTTTGCAGGCTGATCTCCATGGAGGCGATCTGTTGCGTGAGGAGGCTCACCCTCGCATCTGCGAGATCTTCCTCTGACTGCTCAGATTCCATCTCTTCTGCATCTGCAAGAGGAGGAGCAGCATCTTCCGCAGCCATGGCAGATCGCCACCACGGAGAGAACTTCACCCGCGCCCCAACAGGATACTCGCAATCAAACCAGCCATACCACTCTGCAGGCATGGCAGATCTCTTGCTGAAGCGCCGAAAACAGCTAGCGCAGATATATACGCTAGACTCGCCATCATCCACACCGATCTTCACCTTCGGCTTCTTACCGCACTCCTTGGTCGTGTGAAACTTCTCGCCTGTGCGAGGAAAGATTTGCTCACAGTCTAGAACACGTGCTTGACACACAGCCATATTTGCGTTGAAACAGGTAGACCTTCCTTTTACACAATCCGCACAATTCAATTTTTACCACCCTTCTTTTCTCGGATTTCATAGACTCTTTCTAGCCACGCATCAATCTTCTCATTGAACTGCCTTTGCGAGTGATCAGGCACTCGGTATCCTGAGGAATCCAAGTAGCAAAATCGGGATATATACTGTTTCCCATCAATCGTGTCATAGGGAAAGGACATCCAGAGGACGGCCACAGCTCGTTTTGGAATGTCAACATAGGGATAGACGCTCTTGAACTGCGAAGGCAAGTAGATCTCATGCGCGCCTTCATACGCCTCATTCTTGAAGATAGATTTCAAGCCTGTGAAATACTCTTTCAAGAGGCTTGTGTATTTGCTGTAGGTCACGTGGTCGTATAAAGACATTTTGGTGGGTAGACCAAAAAAATATATGGACCCCCAGCTTCAATTTTAATGGCTACAAGACATGCAGGCGTAGAAGGGTTCGCCGTGAGGACACTTGTCGTCAAAGTTTACACCCTGGACTGTCTGAAAGAGCCCCTTGACTAAGTCCAATTCTAATGGCTTTTGCTGAGTTTGTTTGGACTCAGCACGCTGACGGCGATGTTGTTGTGCGTAGTACTCCTCCTCCATATAGTAGCCCTGGCGAATATTGTGGGTGTCAGGCATGCGCCACTCACCGCGCTCAAATACCCGTTTTGAATGATTGGCCATGTAGCAGTCAATGCACTCACCTCGCCATGCGCGAGTCTTATTGCATTTATAGCAGAGTGGAGGATTAATCTCCTTCTCGGCTACCCTGGGAGCAGGAGCGGTAAGTTCGTGGTATTCTGCCTTGAGGCTCGCAAACACCTTATCCGTATTTGCGCGCAACTCGCGCTCGTATGCCTCCTGAGTGCCATCGGCCACGCGCTTCTTGTGGCAATCACCGCAAGGGCAGGTCAACGAATGTGCAGGAGATGAGGCCATGTTATTTGAGGGGGGACCAGTAGATCGTTATACGCCCTTATCAATTTTTATGAAAGAGCCCCTCGTAAAAATTGAACAACCCTTTTACACCTTATAACGGTCTACCGCCGACCATGTATACCTTCAAAGTGGGTGACAGCGCAATCTACACTACATCTCTTGGGAACAAGTTCTCCGTTCTGATCTTGGATGTCCTGGAAACAGGGTCCTACTTGATTCGGCGCGATGGAGTGTATTATGATGGAACGAATGCGCCAGATTTCCGCGTGTATGAGGGTCGCACACCCACTCTTCGTGAGTTGAAAGACCCCGCGATCTTTACGGGGAAGGGCTGGGCCACTCTTGAGTACCGTGCACCAGAGGATGGGGATGAAGAAAAACGTGCTATCTGGGACGCACAGCTCAAGAAATACGAGGAAGATATTGATGCAAAGTGGCTCAGCTATGCGCACATCAAGAAGGGGATGACCGTGGAGTGCTACGAGTGGAATTCTTGGACTGGCGAACGCTTCTTAAAGTGTGTGGGAGAGGTCACCTTTGTGAGATGGGATTTCTCGTGCTACGTGAGGGACGCGGAAGGAAACGAGCACAGCTCATTACTTTCTAAAGTCAGAGTGATTGATGCGTAGATATCTTAAAAAATATATTGTCCCTTTCCGAATTTGTTTTTTATTTAGCGCCACCATGTCGCAGGGGCCGTGCCCATGTTGAACTTGTTGGGCCCCTCAACCAATGTCCACGGCTCAGAAAAGGATTGGTAGTGCTTCATGGTCCACTGCAACAGGGTCTCCACGCTGATGTTGCCCCGTTTCGCAATGTATTCCAGAGCGTCCTCGTGGGTTTTAATAGACTTGGGATCGGTCTTGCCCGAGTGCTTCGCAAGGTGCTTGGCGAAGCGCTTGGTGATGGGCGAGGGCCAGTTGGGGTGATTGTAGTTGGGCTTGGGCTTACCGCAGCCCACACAGGAGACTCGCGTGGACTCGGCCTCTGCCGCAGGCACAGGCTCGGCCACAGGCTCTGCCGCAGGCACAGGTGCAGGCTCAGCCGCAGGGCAGTCAATGCAGCCGGCCGTCCCGCACACCTTGGGCTGATCGGGCACAATAGGAGGTGGAAGGTCAGCACCAAACATCTCGTTGTATTGCTCCTTCGTGAGGGCCATGCAGAGGCCTTGCACCTGCGGGGAGGAGGTCTCCGCTTCCTCCACGCCAGGCAAGGCCGTGGAAGGGCTCTCCACCAAGAGGCAGGGGCGCT